CCGGTTGGCCCAGTTGCGCCCGCCGGACCAGTAGGCCCGATGTATTGCAAGAACTGGCCAAAGGTGGCGCGCTTGGTAATGCCGCCTTGGACAATGATAGTCGTGTCCGTACCCGTCGGGGCATTGGCCAAAGGAAGGTTGGTAATTGAGACCGGAACTAGGTTGCTCGGGACGGTGCTCATGGGACTAGATACTCCCCGCCTTCTTCAACAATGATAAAGTAGTCGTCGCTCTCCGTGACCAACCCGCCTGGGTCTGTGGTTACAGGAACGTCCGGCCGTGGGAAGTTTAACGTGATGCGCTCGGGCTGGCGAGCTGCCAATCTGTAGGGGTCGAATTGATCCATATCCATCTCGCACACACGCAAGCCGGGATAATTAGGATCTGGCATCAAATCATCAAGCGACATCTTCCTCTGGCATCGGGCGCAGATCCCAATGCCGAAAGTGGATTTCCCCCGAGGATCTAAAAAGATGCTCATTTCGTATACGGACTTATGTTAGGCGCGAAGTAGATCGGCGAATTGTCTCGCTCTTCCGCTTGCGCTAGGGCCAGGGCTTCATCAGCCGTAGCCTTAATATACGTCAAGTATTGCGGTTGCACATCAGGCAATTCTTGGCAAAGGCGCCATGAGAGCTGCCAGACGATCGCCTCATACCACCTTTGTGGTACGTCAAGCGTCTCTGTCAATGTTCCGACATCCATGATGTAGCGCTCACGCCAAATGACAAACTGCCCGAACATCGAGCCCTGATCTGTCACCGGCCAGATATTCATGATCGGGATGTCGCGCTGGCGGTCGAACCAGTATTGCAGCGGGCGACCAGCGAAATACTTGTTAGGCAGGTTCGTATAGTCGTCGCGGTTCAGGCGAGCGAGCGGGATCTCGGTCGGGTTGTTGCCGATATAGAACTCGACGACATTGAGCGTGCCGCCACCCGTTTCGCGCATACGAAAATATTTCCACGTAGAGGCAACATCGACGTCATACCATTGCCAGCGGTTGGCGACATATGCTGTAGCACCCGGTGCTATAACCTCGCTCCATGTCAGAAGATCGTTAGAACCTTCAAACTTGATGTTGAAAGAGCCAGACGTCGCCATCATCACGCCGACTGTCGTGACTATGGTGCCGTCGCTCGAACTGCTGCCGTAGTCTACATATATGTTACCGTTCGCTGTCGTCTGGGCGCAGGACGTGCTCAGATCTCCGTCGAAAGCATAATTGACGATGCCCCCGGCAGAAGAGTATTGAGCAACGCCGTTCTGCCTGAACAGCCAGCGATAGTTCGCATTCAGGATGTCAACGGTGCCATTTGGGGTAGGTATATCCGGCTGGCCCAGGTACAGGGGCAAGATGTCCTTCTGGATGCACCAGAGAGGGAAGCCCTGATTGGCGAGAGAGGACAACATCAAGTAGAGGTTGTCCTTCGCCGTGTCGATCATCTCTGAGGTGATTTGCTCAGGGACCATACGGCAACGCCGGAAGGCGTGATCAATCACCTTCCGGGTCTGGAATACGGTTGTTGATACAGTCCCTGATACGGTCATGTCAGCACTTGCTCATCGAGGTTTTGCCGCCGCGCTTCATCATCGCCGGAGACGCATCGGGGTTCGCGGCGCTGGCTGCTTTCGCCATTGCCATACGAATGGCGCCGACGTCAGGCTTGCCTGCGCGAGCCTCATTTACGCCTACGCCACGGCTGCCCATAGCGGGGCGATTAGCTGCCGCAGCAGCCATCGGACCAGCTCCAGTAGCGAGCGGTGAGATCATCGGGGCGCGAGCTCCAACAGGAACGCCGCGAGCCTGCTTCAACGACATGCCACGAGGAGCCATTCCCATCGCCTGCAACGGCGAACGAGCAGAAATGCCGCCCTTGGCCATTGGCGTTGTCTTTTCACCCTTCATCGACTTCTCAATGGCGTCAGACTTCGCCATCTGAACCTTTTGGGCCATGCCGCCGCCCATTTTCTTGAGGGCAGCAGGCTTGATCATCTGCTTGACCAGCTTGCGATCCATCGCCTCGTCTTCGTGCTTCATAGCTCCACCCTTTTTCATAGCGGGCTTCTTCATTTGCTCCATCTCGCGATAGTAATCGCGATCGCGGGACTGCTTGACTTTGCCGCTCTTGACGTCTTTCACGGGCACCGAGGTGTCCTTGCCGCCGTCGACATACTCAATGCCGCCGCGAGACTTCTTTGACTTGCCAGCCTCGCTAAGCGCAATGGCCATTGCCTGCTTGGGGTTCGTGACCTCTGGGCCCTTCTTTGAGCCGGAGTGCAGCTTGCCCTCTCCAAATTCGTGCATAACCTTAGCGACCTTGCCGCCGCTCTTGTAGCCACGCTCCAAGCGAGCGCGCTCGTCAGCATCCATGATGTCGGACGCCTCGACGTTGGTGCCGGGGATGTAGTTCTTGGGCGGCGCCTTCTTCTTGGCTTCTGGCTTCTTCTTGCCGTAGGTGCCGCTCTGGATCGGAGACTTCTTTTCCAGCTCAGACATATACTCATTCATGTCTGAATAGCCGCCTTCGGCCTTCTTCATCGGGCCCTTCTTGGGCATGCCGACGCCGATAAGCAGAACCATTTCCTTACCCTTGGGCGCTTTCGCTTGACCGCCCTTGGCGTACATCTGGCCAGTCACCTTGGTTGCGCTGTCGGTAAAACCAGCAGCAGCCGGAAACTCAAAGTCTTTTACGTAACGGATAGCCATGTCATTTCTCCCTGCGGAAGCCGAGGATGGGTGGATTAGACTTGCAAAGAGCAGAGCTAGAAGCCCAGCCTTTAAGGTCACAGTCCCTTTGTCCTATATGAACGAACCTTTTCCGCAATCTTCTTAGGTTGCGGCACGAATTGTTGACCAGACTTCTTGCCAGCTCTCTTTGCGCGTGTTGTAGCGGCATATTCCGCAGGAGACAGCGCCTCAATAGCAGCAGAAGGTAAATAACGCTCACCAGTTTCGGATGAGGGCTTACCTGACTTTGTCCGCCAGTTTTGCTCACCCCAAGATTGTAAGGATTTCTGAGGATCTTTCATTTATAACCCCCGCCCTTTTCCTTATACCGCTTTGCCAGCAATTGAGCCTTACGAGCAGACCATTGGCCAGCCCCAGTGCCCTGCACGCTCGCAGACTTAATCTGATTGAACAGAGCCTTCCTCATGGTCGGCTTTGTGTAGTTCCCAGCAGCGTTGACTGTAGACTTCGCTGCCCCGCCACGGGCATAGCCGTCCGGCAAATCGGCGCCAGAAGAGCTAAAGCCTGCCTCAGCAGGGAAAGAAAACTCGCCGTAGATTGGGCCCTTTGCCATCAGTTGCAATCCCACTTACGAAGCGACAACGCCTTCCGGGTAGGTCGGCCTTTGTCGTCTTTCATCGGCCCAGGCATACCAGACATGCGGGCGCAAAAAGACTTACGGCGGTTGGCTGCAACTTCACTGCGCGCGGCTTGTTTCGCGCTCACGGGAGGCTTGATGTCGTGGCCTTCGGCGCGCAGAGACGCGCGCCCTTTGGCATTCAGGCCGCCTTCAGGGTTCTTGCCTTCGGATCGCGTCCATGCACCGCCAGTTTTGTAGACTGGGGTCGCTCCACCCTTAGCCATACGCAAGCGGCCCATTAAATCACCCGTAGGTTTTGATGCACTCAAGAACGATTGCGTAAGTGTCGCCAGCGGTTTGATCGTGGGTTGAGAAGGCAATGTCGCCCGTCACCCCTGCGCCCGCGTTATTAGATATCCCGCCAAACGAAGAGAAGTCCATGAGATACGGACCATTGGATGTTACGATCCAAGCCAAAAGGTTGGTCGTGGCTACCCATAGAATACGGACCTCCATGCCGTGCGCCGCCGACCAGATCTTATTGATCTTGACACCGGTACAGGCCACACCAAACGAGTTCGGGCTTAATGTAGAGACGTCAACCTTGACGACGGCGGCTTCGCCGGTCCCGTCAGAGATGTTGGTGAACTTCTGGATGACGAGGCGTTCGCCATCAAGGATTGTCTGTGTTGTTACATTGTCAGCCATGCGGCCCTCCTAAAGGAAAGTAAGGGGAGCCGAAGCTCCCCAGCTTATTAGGCGGGGGTGACGCCGACAGCGCCGGTCTGCGTTGCATTCGGGCCTGCCTGCAAGCCCGTGAGACCAATGGCGATCACAAGGCGGCGGGAGCCATCGGCAGCACTCGACGGGGCGTAGGTGCCACGCACGTCGTTCGTGGTAGCGGTTGCGGGCGACGTGGTGTCGGCTGCCGCAAACGTGCCGGCGTCATCAGCCACAGCGCCAGCCCAGCCGGTGCGGAGCAGATAACCAGCATCGGTGACGCGATAGGGGAGGCCGAAGACGTCTTCATTGCCAACAGTCAGGTTGCCAGCAAGGAGCGCGCTTACAGCGACAGCAGTGATGGTCTTGAACGACTTCTGACCAGCAACAAGGGTCAGGCCGTTCAGCGCGATCGTCTCGGTCTGCGCTTGGCCCCAGTAGTCGGTGCCGGTGACTGTGACCGTCTGCGTCGTGTCGCCAGCGTTCGTGCTGTCCACGTTGACCGTGCGGGCATAGTCAAAGGTGGCGACGCCGCCGGTCGCAGATGCACCATTGATGGTTGCATTGCCAGCGGCAGCAACCGCCTGCGCCGCGCAAACGGCGGTGGCGGACTTGGCGGCCGGAACGATGTCGAAGATGTAGACGCGACCGAGGGGGCCAACGCCGGCGAATACGGCGCCAGGGCCAGCATACGAGTTAAGCTGCGGGCCGGTAGCAACGCCGATCCAAAGGTCGTCTGAAATCTGTGTCATGGGGTCTGCTCCTTGAAAAGTTTGACCGTCGATAGTTTCACATAAAACAAAGGGGCGGTCCAGCCGCCCCTTTGCCTTTATTTAAGAGGGCTTAGAC